CAATTCGGCGAAATTGTTCTGTCTAACCTATAAGACGTCTGGTTAGCGGAACCTTTAATTGAATCAGTGCGCAGGGAGATAAAGGACCGCCCCCGGAAGGGGAAACCATTTTTAGGGATGTGCCCATGAAATTAAATGAATTTGCCGCGGGTTTAACCAAAGACGGATTGCTTGTTTTAAATCTGTCTGATGGCGAAATAACTGACTACCTCGTCACCAATAATGCTTTACGCACGCTAATACGCCGGGAAGGAAATAGAATTTCCGCGCGGATCCTCAGTGATGATGAGCGGATAATCAACCTTAACTCCCTGCCAGAAGCACTTAAGGTTCTCAAACCGTAAGTGTTGATTTATAATAATCAAACGGGCTGAACACCCACTGATTACTGCGCCAACATGAGGAATCAAAATGGCGCAGAGTATTATCCAAAATCACCTTCACCGCACGATTACGCGCGGTATTTCTGCTTGTGCTGGTGGTCCAGCATGAAGAAAGCAGATAGCCTCCATCTTTCGCGTGTGGCCGCACTGGGTTGTATCGTGTGCCGCAACCAGAACCTGGGCGAAACGCCTGCGGAAATCCACCACATTCGAACCGGGCAGGGCACAAGCCAGCGCGCTGACCATCGAAAATCAATTCCCCTGTGCCATATGCATCATCGCAACGGCGGTTACGGTGTGGCCATTCATGCTGGCCGCCGCGCCTGGGAAATGAAGCACGGCACAGAGGCTGAGCTGCTGGTGCAGGTGCTCTATCTGCTGTGTGAGGGCGCCCATGCCTAAATACATTATCACCCCTGTAGGAAAACCCCGCATGTCCCGCGCTGATAAGTGGAAGCAGCGCCCGCCGGTGATGCGCTATCGCATGTTCTGCGATGAAGCCAGGCTGCATGGAATCCAGGTGCCGGAGAGTGGCGCCCATATCACCTTCGTTTTGCCGATGCCGCAGAGCTGGAGCAAGAAAAAGCGCGCGGCTATGTACGGCCAGCCCCACCAGCAAAAGCCCGATCTGGACAACTTAACAAAATCTCTGTTGGACGCCTTGTTTGAGGATGATTCCCACATTTGGGACGCCCGGACATCAAAAGTATGGGGCGAAACCGGAATGATACTTATCGAAGACATTGGAGAGAAAAATGCGTGACATGTACGAGGTAATGGATCGCTGGGGAGCCTGGGCTGCTGCTGATAGCAGTGGAGTCGACTGGCAACCAATAGCTGCTGGTTTTAAAGGATTACTACCGCACGGTAAAAAGTCACGCCTGCAATGTGATGACGATGAGGGAATTAAGATTGATGGTTGCGTTACACGACTAAAGTACTATGAGCCTGAAGAGTATGAGTTGGTTATTGCTCATTTTGTGATCGGTATTTCACTGAGAGCTATTGCGAAAAAACGGAAATGCTCAGATGGAACGATTCGAAAAGAGCTACAAACCGCATTAGGATTCATTAGCGGTGTTATGCTTATGGTAGAAAGTAGATAATATTAAGGAGTCGCTTATACTACAGCGACTCCACTATTTAATGTTTAATACCACCATTGAAAATCGTCGACCTGCTTCTATAAGATAAAGGATACTTATACAAAGGAAAAATATTATCATATAGAAGAAACACTTGATCAAATAGTCTTGGGATACGAGACATATTAGACAAACTACAATCAGTGAAAGTAGAAATGCACATGTCATTATTGTATCCGCGATCAACCGTCTGTAGTGGCCAGTTTTGATCATATTTATAACTAGTCTTTTGTCCATCAATGCCGTTATTAGAGACATAGACGTGATCAAGAAGCCTAAGAGAGTTCCCGCTAATCCAGTAATAACCCCTGAGGCGCTCACTAACACCTCAACTTTTACACTATCTGATTTTAACCAAAATAATCCTACCACTAAGGCGCTTATAACAGACCTAGAGCAGAGCGTCTTCCATTGCACCAAAGTACCCATCTAACGCCTCCTGACATTCTGCTTTAGCTGTGTCAATGATACCATACATTGTAAAACTTGGAGGAAAATGAGAATTCGTCTCAACAGACTGCCACGAAAAAACCCGGTCAGCAACAAGATCGATAGGGTATTCAATACCATCCTCAAAAACATGAGCTCGAGCTGTAGTAGCCCCGGTACGCATCAAATTTCTTAAAGTCCTTTTTAATCGGTTAGTTAATCTTCCTTCAGTATCTGCTCTTCTTAAATCCACCCCCATGCTGATTTTTAAGCTATCTGCATCTGCATCATTCATCATGCCGAGAATGCTGGAACCGAAATCATCATCTGGATAGAGTGCTGGATTTGTAGGCCTTGGCAAAGTGATTTCAATTTTTTTCAATTCAATATCACCGCTCATAAGACGCGCAATTGCGTCTGACTGTAAAATTGGCCCTGCTGAAACCCTGATACCAGCTGTACTACTTAAGAAATTGACGAATTGATTGATTCCGCTGGAATGGTTGTTCCTGTGCCAGGCGAGAATATTGTTTTCTTCGTAGTATATGAAAAAGTTCTTTTCAATAAGCCCTTCGCCATCCTCTAACTCTATCTGTTCTGCATCTTCGCCGGGGAGGCCAATCTCAGGGATGTCTGTATCCCTGAATTTCCGAAACTGTCCGCAAACACTCTCAGGGAACCGATCGAATACTAACCCCCAAACCTCACGTGTAAACCCGCCAATTTCAAATGATGTATCATATTCTTCATCTCTCAAAGCTTCGAAAAGATCGCGAACTGAAGCTAAATTTTGATTTGGCACAAGATTCAATTGAAAGAATTCAATTTTATATGAACGCTGAGGCATGTCCTTTCCCTTTACAATTCTATAGGAGGTTTCCTAAAGCAGGCTGATTCAATGATACGAAAAGTGTAACGCGTACGCAAAAACTATCGTAACCTGTTAAGAGTGGTCTCTAAGCATCCTACTTAGGTATGTCTTTCACCTCCCAAAAATCGATCTATGTCAACGATATATCCGTTGCTCTTTGCTATTGCTATCTTTTAGCCAAAGGAAGGAGTAGTTCTATGGGAGGTTGCGCTGTCTGTGGATGTTCTCTAAACGATTCACAAGATGCTGTGCATAAAGGTATTGATTATAAGTCTTGTCCAAAGTGTTCAGCAGATGCTGGAGTTCATGTGTTTTATAAAACAGAGGACTTTGGGTACAGAGATATGGGCGATGGTAGGCACATTGTTCAATCGTGGTGTCCTTCTTGCCGATCTGGGGAAAACCCATCTATCCCTGAAGCGTTCAGATGTAAGTGACTAAAATTATTTTCAAAAGGCTGCCATTAGGCGGCCTTTTTTGTTTCCCATTGTTCTGAGAGGTCTCGCGACAGGCAATCATTGACTGTGGGAATGAATGAGACGTATTTTATTTGTGTGGTGAATCCTTTCTAAGCGAAAGGGCGTTCCAGTCAACTGCTATCTGCAGGTATGCGCGCGACTTTGCTGGCTGGAGTAGAGTCACCGGGAGGCACCCGGCACCATGACAACAACAATACAGTTTCAAATTCCTTGAGAGCCTGCCGTAAAAAGCAGGCTTTTTTTTATGAATTTGCAAACTGCTGCTACGCTTGAAATGTGTGTTGAAGGTAACTGCCTGATGGTTCTCCTGAACCGTTGTGAATCAGCCCGATACTGTCTCACTCTGGTCAGTTAGCAAAACCCACTACTACCTACCTTACTTACTAATAGTCACTCATTAGCCCGCCTTCAAAAGCGGGCTTTTTTTATCTCCCCTCAATTTTTCTGAGAGGATTCACAGCAATAACAGAGGGGGGCGTAATGTCCGATCCATTAACCGGCACTGGTGCAGTTCTCGGCGGTGGCCTGCTGGGTTCAGTCCTGTACGGTGTCTTTACTCATACAGATTTCGGCGTGGTGTTTGGAGCGTTTGGTGGTGCGGTGTTTTACGTCGCGACAGCTGCAAACCTTACGCGTGCCCGCCTGGCTGCATATTTTCTGACTTCATTCATTGTTGGAGTGCTTGGCGCCGGGTTTGTTGGTTCATGGCTAAATGCTGCATCGAATTATGAAAAACCACTGGATGCACTCGGTGCAGTGATTCTGTCTGCACTGTGTATAAAAATCCTAACTTTTCTTAATAACCAGGACCTGAACACCCTGTTCGGTTTTTTCTCACGGTTACGCGGAGGAGGGGGAAATGGTAATTGACCCGTCAGCTGTCTTAAACGCGTTTATCTGCTCGGTGATCGTCGTCGTTCTGATGTTCTACCAGCGCCATGGTGCCCGGCACCGTCCTTTCATCTCAATCCTGGCGTATATAACCATCCTGATTTACGCAGTAATCCCGTGGCAATTCATCTTCGGTCTCTATCGTGACTCCAGTTGGCTGGTGGTGGTGGCAAACCTCCTGATATGCGCAGCTGTTATGAAGGTCCGGGGAAATCTGGCGCGTCTGGTTGATCTTCTGAGGCACTAATGAACCAAATACTATTTCAAAAGGCGGCTGCCATTAGCGCCGGGCTCGCTTTGCGCTGGTTTCAGCATATCGATGCTGCAATGAAGGAATTCGGCATCACGGCGCCGCTCGATCAGGCCATGTTCATCGCACAGATGGGGCATGAGTCCACGGGATTTACCCGGCTGGTGGAAAACCTGAATTACGCGGCTGAAAACTTAGTGCCTACATTCGGCAGACACCGCATTACTCCCCAGCAGGCCGCCGCGCTCGGCAGAACGGCAACTCAACCGGCAAATCAGAAAGCGATAGCCAATCTGGTTTATGGCGGTGAGTGGGGCAAAAAGAACCTGGGCAACCAGGTTGCTGGTGATGGCTGGAAATATCGCGGCCGAGGCCTTAAGCAAATCACCGGGCTCAGCAATTACCGCAACTGTGGCCACGCGCTGAAGCTGGACCTTGTAACCCAGCCTGAATTGCTGGAACAGGATGAATATGCTGCTCGCTCAGCTGCATGGTTCTATGTCTCTCACGGCTGCCTGCTCCACTCCGGTGATGTTGAGCGCGTTACGCTGCTAATCAACGGCGGCCGAAACGGGCTGGATAAACGCCGCGCGCTGTTTAACCTGGCTAAATCGGAGCTCGTATGAAGAAGTGGTTAAGTCTCCTGATTCCTCGTTGGGAAACAGACACTGTAGTTTTACAGGTCAGTGGGAAGGAGCTTCACATTGTCTGTAGCTACGAGGATATCGATCCCGGCGAAATGTTTGACGGCATGTGCGAGCTTAAGACTTTCACCTGGCTGAACTGGTCCTTTCCGTTTGGGGAACCAATCAACGTTCGCTCGTTTGAGCCAAAGGTAGCAGCATGAGCATTCTGGAAATCATCATTGGCATTATAGGCGCTATATGTGTTGCCGCAGCTGGTGGCTTCGGCCTGGGCCATATCCGCGGCACCAGCAAAGCTGAAGCGAAAGCAGACCAGCAGCACACCGAAGAAAAGGCCGCTGCCACTGAAGCAGCCGCAGAGCGCCGGGTAGAGGCAACAAAAGAGGCCAGCAATGTACAGCAGAATGTTAACCGCATGCCTGATGACGATGTTGATCGCGAGCTGCGTGACACGTGGAAGCGTCCCGGTGGTGGTTGATACCGCCTGTGACTGGGTAAAGCCAATCTACCTGACTGATCACGACATCGATGTTATGGACCGCCAGACGAAGAAAGACATCCTGGCGCATAACAAAGCGTGGCAGAAGAACTGCCAGAAGAAAACTATTGCCTCGCAATAGCGGGGTTTTTTAACAACTGAGGAATGAGCATGACATTAGTTCTGACCACTAAACAAATCGAAGACCTGGCTACCTTCGCAAAAGAAGACGGTGCGCCTCAATACACCATCACAACCGCAACAATTCCAGAATTTGAAGCCGATGATGGTGAAGTTATCCCGGAATACACGGGGCTGGTCGCTTACTCAGATTCGCTGGAGCATGGTGTATTGCAACTGGACGACTGAGTAGCCATTACAAAGCTCACCTGCTGGTGGGCTTGATAATGGTTATAGCCTTATTCAGATGAATAAATCAGCTGACTATCTTGCGCAACTGGATTTCTTCCTGCTCGTTAAGCCTGGCATACTCGCTTATTTGTTTAATAAGTGACTCTTTGTTATTAGGCATCATGGATGAAACATAGCAGCCAGTTCTCCATTCGAAAAAGCTCACCAAAAATAAGGTTGATGCTGTAGAGTACTGATAATGTATTGAGAGGTGATTGCAAATTTTTTTTCGTTACCATGGAGTTAGTTTTTACTTAATGCAAATTACCGGGATTTATAATGCTTTATTGATATGAGATATATGGGTACTTAACTGTTGCTAAGAGGGAATTTAGCGCTACTAAAAATAGTAGGAATAATCTTACGTTGTTGTTGCTGTTGGCACAATATGGATAATAACTTTGCCTAAACAATACAATAGCAACCGATGAAAATTCACTCTCTTACAATCGCTTTGCTGGCGACGATTTCTTCTCCATCCTACGCAGCGTTTCAGGAAAGAGAATACAATACCTGGTATCAAAAAGATGCTGTACTCTACGACATTACCCAGACCTCAGAGGGGTTGCCTGTCATGATAAGTATCTCTCAACCGGGGAGGGAGTCAGCTAATATGCTCGTATCCTATATGTCCGATGGTGGTTGTGGCGATAGGAAGATGCGGCTTAATGCTAACGGGAAGGATGTGCCTGCAACTTACACCTGTGTATCAGTCGGAGCTAACAGGATTGAACACTTTGCAGTGAATGATGCAGGCAAGGTCAATGAGATGGTTAACTATCTCAAGTCAGATTTCACTTTATTGCTTCAAAACGATATCAAAGTCTGGGCTGCGAATATAAAGACGCCGAAATATGGCATAGCACCAAAATTTTAAATCTCAAAATTTAACCGCCTGAGGGCGGTTTTTTATTTTCAAGATTTGCGCTTCAGAGGATAAATATGCAGGTCACGATTGACGGTGTTTCGTTTGTTCCTGCCTGCGCTTCAGCGTCACGGATCGGCATTGCCATTACAACGCATCAGCGCGCAGATGTTTTAAAGCGAGCGCTCGAACAGCACATGAAGCATCTTCCCGCCGGCGCGCTGGTGGTTGTTATCGATGATGGTTCCAAACCTGCAACAGTAGTGCCTGACGGCGTGCAGTTGCTTCGCCATGATGAATCACTCGGCATTGTTGCTTCAAAGAACGCCAGCTTGTCAGCCCTGATGGATGCCGGGTGCGAGCATCTTTTTTTATGGGATGATGATGCCTGGCCTATCGCCGATAACTGGCATCTTCCCTACATCGAATCACCCGAGCCACACCTGGCTTACCAGTTCCTCGATCTTGCTGGCCAGAATAAGCTCAATGACCTTTCGGTGCTTTACCGTGACGATCAGCATGTGGCGTATACCGGGCAGCGCGGCGTGATGCTGTACTACCACCGCAGCGCCATTGAGAAGGTGGGCGGATTCGATCCTGTTTATGGTCGCGGCATGTACGAACACAGCGACCTCGCCCTGCGGATCCATAATGCTGGGCTTACGACGTGGGCTTATGCCGATGTTACTGGCTCCGAAAAGCTGATTCATTCTCTTGATGAGCATGAGGCTGTAGAGCGTTCGGTACCGAAACCAGACCGGCAGGCGCTGGTGGAACGTAACGTTAAAATCCATAACGAACGGCGTGATGCCGGGTTTACCGGTTACGTGGATTATCGGCGGCAGCGCGACGTGGTTATCACCACTCTGCTGACCAGCCAGCCAGACCCGCAGCGCGGTACTAAAATGACGGCCGCACCTGACATGCTGACCAGATGGGCTGCCTCGCTTCGGAATTGTGGTCGTATCGCGCTGGCGGATGAACTGCAGACAGCCCCGGTAGACGTTGAGCTATACCGCGTTCCTGACGTGAAGATGAACGTCTACTTCCGGCGCTGGCTCCACATCTGGCAGCATCTACGGGACCACCCTGAATACCGGTTCGTCTGGTGTACCGATGGTACCGATGTCGAAATGCTTCGCGCGCCATGGGAAGAAATGGAGCCCGGAAAGGTGTATGTCGGTTCTGAACCGAAGACCTACGCCGACACATGGGCGAAACAGAACCATCCTGAGCATATCTATCAGGAATTCATTGAAGCACACCGCGGCGATGTGATGCTTAATGCTGGCCTGCTGGGAGGCACCCGTGCTGATGTGATGGCGTTCGCTCACGGCATCATCCGTCTTTACTACCGGATCGAGAGTTATCGTTTCTGGAAGAAAGAACAGGCTGGCGCCGCGGTTGGTGACATGCTGGCGTTCGGTATTGTCGCGCAGTCATTCGCTGACAGGCTGGTTACCGGCCCTCTGGTACATACCGTATTCAAAACTGATGGTATTGGTAAGGAGGCCGCATGGTGGAAACACAAGTGAAGTTTGTTGTGGTTGGCCATCACTCTCGCATAGGTCATGCGCAACGTCTTGCCGCGCTGCTGGATGCTCATCTGCTTATCGATAACGGTAACCACGGCGCGAACTGGAATCATCGTCGCGCTATCGAATGGGCTGCTGAGCAACCTTGCCGAGTAGTGGTGCTGGAAGACGACGCGCTGCCAGTTGAAGGATTCACCGAGAAGGTAAGGGACTGGCTAGCGCGCTTTCCTGGCGACATGCTGAGCTTTTATCTCGGTACCGGCCGACCGCCGCAGTATCAGAAAGAGATAGCCGACTGGCTGATTGTTGCAGATAAGTCACGCGCAGACTTCATCACGCTTCAGCGGCTGATACATGGCGTGTGCTACAGCATACCGCCTCAAAGCGTCAGCCGTGTGCTCTCTCAATGGGACCGCAGCAAGCCTGCTGATTATGCCGTGGGTGATGCCTATGGCGGTGCTGTGGTCTATCCATGCTACTCGCTGGTGGACCATGCCGATGGTGTGGTAATTGAACGCCATCCGGATGGCGTAGAGCGTACTGAACGCCGAAAGGCGTGGAGATTATCAACATGCCAGCATTAACCAAAAGAGCATGCAGAAAGCGTGGATGCGCAGGAACAACTACGGATCGCTCTGGATACTGCGAGCATCATCGAAACGAAGGGTGGAAGCAGCATCAGAATGGCAAAACTCGGCATGAGCGTGGATATGGTAGTCAGTGGGATATTCGACGTGAACGTGTCCTGCAGAGGGATAAACATTTGTGCCAGAACTGCCTGAGAGCTGGCAAGCCAGTCGAGGCTAAGACCGTTGACCACATCAAAGCTAAAGCTCATGGCGGGACGGATGACGATTCTAACCTTGAAAGCCTGTGCTGGCCCTGCCACCGAGCCAAGACCGCCAGAGAGCGTTTTAGACGATGACCCTGCCTGCCCATGCATAGGGGGGGGAGGGTAAATCTCTACCCCCCTACCGCTCCGGGACCGCCGCCTTGGTCATTTTTTTACGCGGCCAAAATAAGGATTTTTTTTCCTGAAGGTTCCGCCTATTGATTTGGAGTTTCTAATGGGTTCATCAGTGCGATCTTCTGGCGGTGGCCGAAAACGAAATTTGCCCTCAAACCTGAAAAGCAAACTGACCAGGATCGCGCCGCCGGATGAGTTAATGAGCGATATAGCCATCCGTATCTGGAAAACACAAAGCAAGATTTTAATCGAACGCGGTGTATTTGATCTCGAAGACGCGCCGTTACTCCTGGCGTACTGTAATGCGTTTCACCTGATGGTTGAGGCCGAAAAAGTTATCGCGAAAGACGGCCTGACCGTATCAAGTGAAATGGGAGGTGAGAAAAAACACCCCGCAGTGAATGTCCGTAATGACTCCGTTTCGCAGCTCGCCCGTCTGGGTTCACTGCTCGGGTTAGACCCGCTTAGCCGCATAAGAATGACCAGCGGTAAAAATGATCCGGACGATGAAGGGAATGAATTTGATGAGTTTGACTGATGGCTACATATCCGAACGTCAATGCGGCGAACCAGTATGCGCGGGACGTCGTGAACGGGAAGATACTGGCCTGCCGGTTAACCATTCTTGCCTGTCAGCGACATCTTGACGACCTGGAACGCGCCAAAGATCCACGCTGGCCTTACCGCTTCGATAAAAATAAAGCAGAACGTTTCCTCCGCTTCTCCCAGAAAATGCCGCACACCTCCGGTGAGTGGGCTCGCCGGAAGCTGCGCATAGAGTTTGAACCGTGGCAGAAATTTGCGCTGGGCGTGCCGTTTGGCTGGGTGCGAAAAGATACCGGTTATCGCCGCTTCACTGAGATTTATATCGAGGTGCCGCGTAAAAATGGTAAATCGGCCATCGCCGCGGCCGTCGGAAATTACATGTTCTGTGCTGATGGTGAGTACGCAGCGGAAGTCTACTGTGGCGCCACGACGGAAAAACAGGCATGGAAAGTCTTTGCGCCTGCGCTGGCGATGGTGAAAAAGCTTCCGGCACTACGCCAGAAGTTCAGCATAAAACCCTGGGCGAAGAAAATGACGCGCCCGGATGGCTCCCTGTTCGCGCCGATCATCGGCGACCCCGGCGACGGGGATTCTCCCTCCTGCGCCATCATCGACGAGTATCACGAGCACGATACTGATGCGCTCTATACCACGATGACAACCGGAATGGGGGCAAGGGAACAGCCCATCACGCTGATCATCACGACGGCGGGTTTCGATATTGCCTCGCCATGCTATGAGAAGCGCACGCAGGTTGTCGAAATACTGGAACGCATCAGGGAAGGTGGAGAGAATGAGGCGATTTTCGGGATCATCTATACGCTAGATGACGACGACGACTGGACAAAACCCGAATCACTCATCAAAGCCAACCCGAATTACAACATTTCAGTAAAGGAGGGGTTTCTTAAGGCTAAACAGCTGCTGGCGATGTCCACGCCCAGCCAGACCAACAAAATACTCACCAAGCATTTCAATAAATGGGTGAGCTCTAAAGCGGCATTCTACAACCTTCAGAAGTGGATGGCTGCGGCAGACAAGACGCTCAAACTGTCCGATTTTGCAGGTGAAGAGTGTTATCTCGGCATAGATCTGGCTTCAAAACTCGACCTAAACGCAGTGGTACCCGTATTCCGCCGTGAAATCGACGGGATAAGCCATTATTACTGCGTATCGCCTCTGTTCTGGGTGCCGGAAGATACTGTCTACGCCACGGATCCAGCGCTGAAAACGATCGCTGACCGTTACCAGTCCTTTGTTAATCAGGGCGTGCTGGTTCCGTCGGACGGGGCGGAGGTGGATTACCGCCTTATTTACGAAGCGATCCTGAAATTACGTGAAACCGTGAAAATAGCGGCGAGCCCGATTGATCCCTATGGCGCCACCGGCCTTTCCCATATGTTGCAGGATGAAGGGCTGGAGCCCGTCACCATCACCCAGAACTACACCAACATGAGCGACCCGATGCGGGAGATTGAGGCCGCGATCGCTGCTGGCCGCTTCCATCATGACGGTAATCCGCTGATGACCTGGTGCATTTCTAACGTTGTCGGCAAGTATTTACCGGGTAGTGATGATGTTGTGCGTCCGGTGAAAGAGGGGGTAGGCAACAAAATCGATGGAGCAGTTGGCCTGATGATGGGCGTAGGCCGCGCGATGCTTAATGAGCCGAAAGACTTCCTTTCTAACCTCGATCCTGATGAGGAACTGTTATTCCTGTGAAATCACTAATTATCGATGTGGCCGGGCTGGCAGGCTTCGGCGCGCTGGTGGGAGGTATTTACCTCAAATTTGGCGCTGCGGTTGCCCTTATGGCCGGTGGCAGTGGTCTGCTGCTATGGGCATTACTGGCGGCCAGGAGAACAAAAAATGCTGATTGACGCCATTTTCAGAAGCAACTCGCTTGAAAACCCTGCTGTACCGATCACAGTCGAAGCCGCCGAAAATGACGGCATTTTTAACGGTGACGTGATCGTTAATCCACGGACGGCAATGAAACTGGCGGCGGTGTATGCCTGTATCTACGTTATTTCGTCCAACGTTGCGCAGATGCCGCTGCACGTCATGCGACGGACCGGGAAGAAGGTCGAGGCTGCCCGCGATCATCCATCCTTTTATCTTCTTCACGACGAACCGAATACCTGGCAGACCAGCTATAAATGGCGCGAACTTAAACAGCGGCACATTCTGGGCTGGGGAAATGGTTACACGCGGGTAATTCGGCACCGCAGGACCGGAGAAGTGACCGGTCTTGAAGCGTGCATGCCTTGGGAGACAACGCTGCTCAATACTGGCGGACGTTACACCTACGGTGTTTATAACGAAGAGGGGTCATTTGCCATTAACCCTGACGACATGATCCACGTCAGAGCGCTGGGCAACGATCAGAAAATGGGCCTCAGTCCGGTACTGCAGCATGCTGAAACTATCGGAATGGGCATGAGCGGGCAGAAGTACACTGAAAGTTTTTTTAGCGGGAATGCCCGTCCAGCAGGAATCGTCTCGGTTAAAGGAGCGCTAAATAAAGATAGTTGGGGATGGCTGAAAGAGCAGTGGCGACAAGCCACTGCGATGCTCCGCAGTAAGGAAAATAAAACCATGCTGCTTCCGGCTGACCTTGACTATAAAGCACTGACTGTCTCTCCGGTCGATGCCCAGCTCATCGACATGATGAAGCTCAACCGCTCGATGATCGCCGGGATATTTAACGTGCCGGCGCACATGATAAACGACCTCGAAAAAGCCACTTTCTCCAACATCTCCGAACAGGCGATTCAGTTTGTCCGTTACACGATGATGCCGTGGGTAACGAACTGGGAGCAGGAGCTTAACCGCAGGTTATTTACCCGCGCCGAACGGGCTGCCGGGTATTACGTGCGCTTTAACCTGGCCGGTCTGCTGCGCGGTACCGCAAAAGAGCGTGCGGAGTTCTATCACTACGCCATCACCGACGGCTGGATGAGCCGCAACGAGGCGCGCGCCTTTGAGGATATGAACCCCAAAGATGGCCTTGATGAAATGCTCGTTAGCGTCAACGCCTCCCAGCCAGCCAAACCTACAACCCAGGAGAACACTCAAGATGAGTGAACGAGAAATTCGCTGTTACAGCGGCGAGGTACGCGCCGAAACGCACGACAGCGAACCCAGCCGGATCATCGGGTACGGTTCGGTTTTTGACAGCCGTTCTGAACTGATTTTCGGTTCGTTTCGCGAAATCATCCGGCGCGGTGCGTTTGATGATGTGCTTCAGGACGATGTCCGGGCGCTGTTTAACCATGATCCCAATTTTATTCTGGGGCGCACCCAAGCTGGCACGCTTGCACTGACGGTGGATGAACGCGGTCTGCGTTACGACATCACCGCGCCAGAAACCCAGACCATCCGCGATCTGGTGCTGGCACCAATGCAGCGCGGGGATATTAACCAGTCCTCTTTTGCTTTTCGCGTCGCCCGCGACGGGGAGGAATGGTACCAGGACGAGGAAGGTGTGGTGATTCGTGAGATTACCCGTTTTTCCCGTTTGCTGGATGTCAGCCCTGTGACATATCCGGCGTACCAGGAGGCGGATTCCGCCGTCCGCTCAATGAAAGCCTGGCAGGAGGCGCGCGACAGTGGCGCGCTGCAGAAAGCCATTAACCAACGAATGGCGCGTGAGCGCGTCCTGACCCTTCTTAACGCGTAAGGAAAAACCATGAAATTGCATGAACTGAAACAAAAACGTAATACCATCGCGACCGACATGCGCGCGCTGAATGAAAAAATCGGCGATAACACATGGACGGATGAACAGCGCACCGAGTGGAACAAAGCGAAGTCAGAGCTGGAAGCCCTCGATGAGCGCATTGCCCGCGAAGAAGAGCTGCGCCGCCAGGACCAGACCTACGTTGACGAAAACGAGGAAGAGCAGCGCAATAATCAGGATCCGAATAAAAACACGCTGCAGGACGAAAAACGCGGGCAGATTTTTGATAAATGGATGCGTCACGGTGCCAGCGAACTGAGTTCCGAAGAGCGCAAAGCCTTACGTGAACTGCGTGCGCAGGGTGTGGCTCCGGACGAAAAGGGCGGCTATACCGTGCCTGATACTTTCCTGGCGAAAGTGGTAGAGCAGATGAAAGCCTATGGTGGCATTGCCAGCGTGGCGCAGATCATCACCACATCCGACGGCCGTACCATGGAGTGGGCGACCGCTGATGGCACCGCTGAAGTTGGCGTGCTGCTGGGCGAGAACGAAGACGCCGGGGAAGAAGATACAGAATTCGGCATGGATAGTCTGGGTGCGGTGAAAATGACCTCCAAGATTATCCGTGTGTCCAACGAGCTGCTACAGGACAGCGCGATCGACATGGAAGCCTATCTTGCCCGCCGTATCGCTGAGCGCATCGGCCGCGGCGAGGCACGGTATCTCATTCAGGGTACCGGCACCGGCACGCCAAAACAGCCGAAAGGGCTGAAAGCATCCGTAACCGGCACCACTCAGACGGCAGCCGCTGCCGCTGTGAAGTGGCAGGAAATTCTTGCGCTGAAACACAGTATTGATCCGGCGTACCGCCGCGGGCCGAAGTTCCGCCTGGCGTTCAATGACAATACGCTGAAACTCATCAGCGAGATGGAAGACGGTCAGGGACGTCCGCTCTGGTTGCCGGATATCGTTGGCGTGGCGCCAGCGTCCGTTCTCAATGTTCCGTATGTCATCGACCAGGAAATTGACGATATCGGCGCGGGTAAAAAATTCATGTTCTGCGGCGACTTCGATCGCTTCATCATCCGCCGTGTTCGTTACATGATCCTGAAACGCCTGGTTGAGCGTTATGCAGAATTCGACCAGACCGGCTTCCTGGCATTCCATCGCTTTGACTGCATCCTGGAAGACACCTCTGCCGTTAAAGCGCTGGTTGGCGCGGGCTCTGGTAGCTGAACAATAACCTGAACAACGCACCGCTTCGGCGGTTTTTTTATGCCCGCAGATTACTGCGGGCATTAGGGAGGGGATATGGGAATGCCAACTCTTGACGAACTGCGGGGGCAATGCCGCGTTGATTCTGAGGACGAGGACGATTTATTGCAGCTGTATGCTGCAGCGGCAAAGCAGCGTGCTGAGTCTTATCTCTGCAGGAAACTATATGATGAAACCGTTCCTGATGAGGACCCAGAAGGGCTTGTTATTGGGGACGACGTGAAGTTAGCCATAATGCTGGCCACTGGTTTTTGGTATTCAAGCCGTGAGGCCAGCGTTCTACCACAAGGTTTTTACCTGTTAATTCAACCCTACAGGTACATACCACTATGAGTAAGTTGGAAGCTGGTGAGCTGAATAAGCGCATAACTTTGAGCACGACTGAAGTGCAACGCGGACCTCTCGGCGAGCAATTACCTGATAAGTCCGTTTCTGTTGCTATCGTCTGGGCAAAGGCAGAGGTCGTTTCTAACCGGAAGATCCGCACGCTTGATCAGCAGCAGGTTATAGAAACCTGGCTGTTCACAATCCGCCCCCGCAAAGACGTGATGACAGACTGGAAAATTATCTGGGGCAGTGAGCTGTATACCGTGCGCGCTGTAGACCGTAGCCAGCCAGATCGTGCCGTCATAACCGCAGAACGGGAGAGCCGGCATGATAGAACAGGCAATTAAAACTTCGCTGGAACGCCTTTCCGGCATGGCCGTTTATCCACTTCTGTTGCCTGACAGCGAGCAAAACGGCCTGACTTTTCAGCGGATATCTGACCCGGACATCGAAAACGGTATGGTGCGCACAGGGCTCATCGCCGGGCGATTCCAGATTTCGATGTACAAAGTGGACGATTACACGGGCCTGGTGCAGCTGGATAAATCTATCTGGTCAGAATGGAAAAAAATCACGCACGGGAAACTCGAAGGGTACCCGGTTCAGTATGTTCAGCGCGGCAATATCCAGCAGGACAAAACCACTCTGACAAGTAATCAGGTTCAATACCGGATTAGCCGTGATTTCATTCTTTATTTTTATGAGGAGTAATCATGATCCGCATGGAGGTAAAAGGTCTGCAGGAGCTGGAGCGTCAGCTCGAAGCTATGGGCGAAAAACTTGCCGTAAAAGTGCTCGGCCAGGCTGGCAAGGAGGCAATGGAAATCGTCAGCGAGGACATGCAGCAGCATGCAGGCTACGACGAAAGCAGCCCAGGCCCGCACATGCGCGACAGCATTAAGGCAACCTACAGGAACCGCATGAAGGATGCACGCTGGAAAACAGTCGTGACTATCCGTGTCGGCCCGTCAAAAGAACACACCATGAAAGCACTGGCGCAGGAGTTTGGCACCGTTAAACAAGTCGCCAACCCCTTCATGCGCCCGGCACTCGATTACAACCGCGCAAAAATATTGCGTGTTCTCTCGGTCCGTATCCGTGAGGGGATCGAAAATAACCGCTAAATGAGGATAGAAAATGGCTGATAAAAGCTCACCGGAATACGCGATGCTTCCCGCGGGGACCGTAGTTAAATGGGGCAAATCAGGAGAGGCAGTTGCTGATTTCTTGCCCCTGGTTAACTGTAAGGCACTTGGCGCTACTGGCGCGACCGGTTCCTTTGTTGACTGCACCACGCTGATCGACACTCAGAAGCAGTTCCTTTCAGATATGGCTGAGGGGCCGGAAAAATCCCTTGGGTTCGTCGATGACCCATCCAATACCAGCTTTACCTCGTTCCTGAATGCTGCTGAGCAGCGCGAAACAGTGCAGTTTTATATTGAGCTGCCGAACGGGCGAACCGCAACGATGATTATGGCGCTCTCCGGCTGGCAGTTGAATGAAATCACCGCCCCGGCCAGTGAAGTAATTCAGGTTACGGTTAACGGCAAGCAGAACAACATCACCTGGGGCTACAACACGCCGGGTAGCTAAGCACCAACAGACGACATTACACAAACCACCTTTTACGGCCGCTGCACTGCGGCCTTTTTAATGGAGAATTTTGATGGACGATCTTAAATCCAGCCTGCTGGCCCCGGAGAAAAGCCAGCACAACGTAACTATCCTCGGTGCCGATGTCTTTATCCGACGTCTGACAGCCTTCGAGCTGGAGGAATATGACGAGAAACAGGCGCAGCTGCGCGCGGAAAACAACTCTCTGGGTATGGCAATGTCCACCGCGTCATTCATCCTCAGCGCGATGGTGGATGAGAGCGGAAACCCTATTCCGGCAGAAAATCTTCCGGCGCCCGATGAGCTGCTTAAAGCGCGCTCTAATGCATCCCTTATTGATGCCCTTCAGACCATCCAGCGCCATAGCTGGGGCTCGCTGGAGGAAGCGAAAAAAAACTGATGGACTCCCCCTGGCTGATGGCTATGTACACCCTTGCCGATCGCCTCGGGGAGCCGGACCCTCGAAAAATTGCCAGCCTTCCTGCAGATATCCTGCTCCACTGGCAGGCCTGGCTATCTCTCACCGGCCACGCCGTGGAATACACGCAGCCGGAGCTGCCAGCCCCGGATACCACAATTCAACCCGCCACTGATCAGGCCAGTCAGTGCGCCGACGTTATGAGGATCCTTGGACAATGAGTGATGTTGCAAGCCTGTCGGTTGCCCTGCACCTGAATTCAGCGGCTTTCAAGTCGCAGATCGCTGACGCATACGAAAAAGCAGGGCAGGCCAGCAAGAAATTCAATAACCAGGCGACGACGCAGGCTGGCGAGCTTGAAAAAGCCATCGCGCGAACGGTAGCCGCGGCGAAGGGCATCGGGTTTCCTGCCGCAAACTCTGATCAGTTTACCGGGGTTACGCGTGGCGCCGGGCAACTGAATTATGTACTGCATGAGGTGGCCGCAGGGAGCAACGTTGCCAGCAGCAGCATAATTAACGCTTTGATCCCGGCTGTACACTCTCTCAAAGGCGAACTGGATAGCAGCGCTGGTGGCTGGAAGGCGCAGCAGGATGCGGCCCGCAAAGCGGCATCAGAGCTGGCCGATGCTGCTCAAAACCAGATCGCAGCTGCTCAGGCAGAAAAGCAGGCGGCGCTCGGTAAGGCCGCCATTGCTGAAAAAACCATTGCTGCTGCGCAGGCGCAGCGCGAGCAGGCTATTGCGCTTGACGAGTATTACGCTAAACAGGCGGCGGTTAATAAACAATATGGGCTGAACGTCAGCTACCAGGACCAGCACCTTAAAAATGAGCGCGCCATCATTGAGGCTAACCGACTGGAAGCCGGTGCGCTCGAAAAACTGAAAACCGCAAAGGCGGCGGTGACGGCGGCCGAGCTGGCGGAAAATGGCGGCAAAGCAGCACTTGTTGCGTCGACTGAGGCAGCTGCCGCTGCGAATACTCAGCTGTCAATCTCTCAACGAATTGCAGCGACGAGCAGCCGCGCACTGAGCTCAGCACTGAGCCTGTTGGGCGGTCCAGTCGGGATCGGCCTGACGGTGCTTGCTGCAGGTGGAACACTGCTTTACAGCGAGTTCAAAAAGGGTGAAGAGCAAACTAAAAAGCTAAACTCCGCCATTCTGGATCTGAAAACATCAGCGCTGATCTCCGCTGGTGAGCTGAAGCGGCTAAATGCGGAGCTCGGCGGTACGGAGACCTCTGTTGATGCGGTGACGGCAACAGCCAAAGCGGGCTTTAGCGGTCAGCTGTTGACCGACGTTGCCACCCTGGCGAATGCCTATGCGCAGGCAGGCGGTAATGCACAGGACCTGGTGACCCATCTTGCATCCCTGCGGGGCGATCCGGTCGCTGCGATGCAAAAGCTCACATCATCAGGCGTTGCGCTGAGTGATTCAATAATTAGCCAGGTACTTGCGCTTAATCAGCGAGGCGAGGCAGCCCAGGCTAGCCAGTTGCTGATTGATACCGCGATTCAGGCTGAAAAGGGGAGGCTTTCAGAGTTAGGTATTGAGGTAGACAAAACCTCAGAAACGGTGAAAAACCTCGGCAATACGTGGGGTACAGCAGGTGAGCAGGCTGTTATTGCCCTTGGTGGTGCGATCGATAAAACCCAGGAGGTAAATAAACGGCTGGGGAATATGGCGAGCCAGCTGGCCTCTGATATCGCTGCTGCAACCGCCGCAGCTCAGAATGAGCGGATTAAAAACAGCGCGGGTCTGAAAAGTTATCTTGATGCCGGTACCACAGCAGCAGAGAAGCGCGCCGAGGCCATTAAAAAACTCAATAACAGTATCTACAACACTGACTCTCAGGAATATCAACGAATTCTTAAAGGGATAAATGATGAATTCGACAGAGCCAGCAAAAAAGAGCATCCAAAGAAAACGGAATCAGGCCAGCAGACTGAAGGTCAGAGGCTGCTTGAGCAGGCTCAGCAAAGAAATGCTGTCCTGAGAGAAGAGGCGTCTACCACCGAAGGATTGACCCAGTCAGCCCAGCAGCTGGTGGCCTTCAATGAAAAAATCGCCGGATTGAAAGGTCAGCAACTGACAAAAGCACAACAAAGCCTTGTCAGCATGCAGGATCAGATTCGTTCTCAGCTGCAGTCAAACGTCGAACTTGAGAAAGAAGCTGCTCTTCGTAAAACCTCACTGAAATACCAGCAGGAGAGTAAAAAGTGGGAGGAAGAAGTGGCGGCAATGCGGCGTGAAGCCACGCAGAGCCTGCAAGCCTATTCACAATCCGACAGGGAGTCCGCAAACACTCAGGCACGTATCGCTATTGAGAACCGTTTTAACCAACGCCGAATTGCTCTTGAGAAAGATTTCACTGACCAGTCATCTGCTGAATTTCAGGCGCGGCTGTCCGATCTGGAATCAGCAAAGCAACAGGAATTAGAGATTGTTCAGCAGAGCAACGATGCCAAGCTGGCCGCAGAGCGCGACTATTCTGCAGGATTCAGGCGCGGCACGCTCAACTGGGTTGATAGCGCTCGTGATGCAAACAGTCAGTTGGCGACCTTCGCGACAGGGCTGTTTGATGGCATGACCGATTCCCTGGCTACGTTCGCCACAACCGGAAAGCTAAGCTTCCGGGATTTTACAACATCCGTACTTTCTGACCTGGCAAAAATAGCCACTCGCATTGCTCTTTCCAGCGCGCTTGAGAGCATTTTTGGTGCAGCTGGCTCTGCTTTTACTGGCGGTGCTTCAGCCGGTAGCACTCCTTCCGGCGCATACAGCAATGCTGCAGCGAATGTGAAATTCAACGCAAAAGGCGGCGTATACGATTCTCCATCTCTGAGTGCTTACAGTGGTGGCGTATACAATTCCCCACAGGTTTTTGCATTTGCCAAGGGGGCTGGAGTATTCGGTGAGGCGGGACCCGAAGCGATCATGCCGTTGACCAGATCTTCTGATGGTTCTCTTGGTGTGCGTGCTGTCGGGGGAGGTGGACAACAGGCGGCCGCAGCACCTGTTGTTTATATCACCATTGAGGGAAACGGGAACACCAACTCTCAATCCTCGGCTAGTTTCGAGCAGTTCGGCAAAGAGATCGGAAATTTTGTCACTCAGCAATATCGAAAATTGATACAGGCAGATCTCCGCCCTGGCGGGGCAATCTGGAACAGAACAAACGGGAGGCGTTAATGGCGCTGGAGACATTCACCTGGAGTCCGCGTGTTAATCCGACGCAGACTGTGAATATGCGCACACGCAAAGCGCAATTTGGTGATGGTTATACGCAGGTCTCCGGAGACGGTATCAATCCCCGCTCGCAGGAGTGGGATTTGACGTTTATTGGTACGGAATCCTACATCCAGACCATCAAGCATTTTCTGGATCGGCATGAGGGAATAAAGTCCTTTGTCTGGAAGCCACCGCTGGAAGATTCCGGGCTGTATCGCTGCGATCAGTACAAACCCACCCCAATGGGGGGAGGCAATTATTCTCTGACGGCCACATTCACACAGGCATTTAAACCATGAGCATTAATGCAGACTATCAGAAACTGGAGCCGGGAAACGCTGTGCGGCTCTTTGAGGTAGATGGGACCGGATTTGGCACCGGCGAGATGTTGCGGTTCCATAATCACAACATTCCTCACTCTGAGCAGGAGATCATAGCTGCTGGTGGCGATGAATCGAAACTACCGGCAAAAAGTATCTGGTGGCAGGGTAACGAATATTCAGCGTGGCCATGCCAGATAGAAGAGATTGAAACCTCAACCGATGGCAGCAGCGCGCAGCCTAAATTATCGGTAGCTAACCTTGACAGCTCCATCACAGCGCTATGTCTGGCCTATGACGATTTGCTGCAGGCAAAAGTGACTATTCATGACACGCTGGGCAAATATCTTGACGCGAAAAACTTTGCCGAAGGTAATCCCACAGCAGATCCGACACAGGAAAAGCTGAAGGTTTTCTATATCGACGCAAAGAGCAGTGAAACAAACGAAGTTGTTGAGTTCACGCTATCCAGCCCGATGGACCTGCAGGGGCAAATGATCCCTACGCGGCAGCTTCATTCCCTGTGCACCTGGTGCATCCGGAACAAGTATCGCACCGGCGACGGCTGCGACTATGCCGGAACCCGATATTTCGACAAAAACAACAATCCGGTAAGCGATCCGTCGCTGGATGAATGCAACGGCACGCTAACGGCTTGCAAACTCCGATTCGGTGAAAATAACGAACTCTCCTTTGGTGGCTTCCCGGGCACGTCTTTGATCAGGAGTTGATATGCGTCAGAAAACCATCGATGCGATTATGGCGCATGCTGCAGCTGAATATCCTCGCGAGTGTTGCGGCGTGGTGGCGCAGAAAAGCCGCGTTGAGCGGTATTTCCCTTGCCGGAATCTTGCCGCGGCGCCGGAGGACAATTTTGTCCTTTGCCCGGGAGATTACGCAGCGGCTGAGGACTGGGGAACGGTGATCGCCATCGTTCACAGTCACCCTGACGCCACAACGCAACCGAGCGAACTGGATAAAGCGCAATGCGACGCAACGCTTTTACCCTGGCACATTGTGAGCTGGCCTGAGGGGGATTTACGCACCATTCAGCCGCGTGGGGAATTGCCGCTGCTGGAGCGTCCGTTTGTGCTTGGCCACTTCGACTGCTGGGGGCTGGTAATGAGCTATTTCCGGCAAACACATGGGATTGAGTTGCACGACTACCGGGTTGATTATCCCTGGTGGGAAAACGACTATCCGGATAACTTCTATCAGGATTGCTGGTATGAGTGCGGATTCCGTGAATTCGACGGGCCACCGAAACCCGGAGATATGGTGATCATGCAGGTCCAGGCTGATAAGTGGAATCACGCGGGAATACTACTGGATGGAAACATGCTGCTGCACCACTTATACGGACATCTGAGCCAGCGGGTGCCGTATGGAGGCTACTGGCAGGAAAGGACGATGAAGATTTTACGTTACAAATCTCTGTGCTAACCTTTTGCAAAACCAAAGGGGATAGGGATATGAAAAAAACATTATTGGCATTTTCATTGTTAATTATGGCTGGTTGTTCGACAGAGCCAGTTCTCCCGCAGTATGCGAAAGAAGTGCCAACACCAAAAGAATTTCAACAGAAAACAAACACAACTGCCGTGACTATCATTCGCGATAAAGGTTTCGTTGCTGGTGGATGCGCTATAACAACCTATATCAATGGTAAGTATTTGGCTGAACTTGATACTGGGGAAAAAGTCACTGCTTTCTTAAACCCTGGCGATGTATTGGTTGGAGCAGGGTTTGCCGGGAAAGGCCTATGTAATGGCGCACCTAAAAAAGAACGGGAGTTTTCAATAAAAGAAAACGACCCACGAGCTTTAAGGATATTTATTGACCAAAGTGGGAATGTGGACATACTCCCGATGTCGATAAATTAGAGTCAATTTTTAATACTAAAAGGCCACCTTCGGGTGGCTTTTTTATCGGGGTGATTCATGTCGGATGTAATGACACGCATTGAACTTGGCGGCGTTCTCGGAAAGACTTTTGGTAAAACACATTATCGCTCGATAAGCACAACCCAAGAAGCTTGCAAAGCCTTATCTGCTACGATTAATGGTTTCGAAAAATTCATGAATACGAGCAAGCAAAGAGGACTTTCTTATGCAGTTTTTCGCGGCAAGAAAAATATAGGCATTGATGAATTAGGTTTTCCTGTTAAGGGTGAGGTTATAAGAATAGTACCAGTACCGATTGGAAGTAAAAAAGCAGGTGTATTACAAACTATTTTAGGTGCGGTATTAGTAGCAGTAGGGGTGGTATTGAATTTCACACCATTTGCAGGAGCATCACCATTTTTCTATCAAGCTGGTGGCGCTTTGATCCTTGGTGGTGTTGTCCAAATGCTATCACCTCAGCCAACCGGATTAGCCAGTAAACAAAGCGCAGATAACCGCGCATCATACGCATTCGGTGGAGTGACAAACACCGCTGCTCAGGGCTACCCGGTACCGCTGCTTTATGGTCGCCGGCGAATCGGCGGTGCGGTTATCTCAGCCGGAATTTATGTCGAAGATCAGCAGTAGATAACATACCTTTTTTCAGGCCACCTTCGGGTGGCTTTTTTTATGGGCGCAATATGGCTACAGAAAAAGTAGTAAAGGGCCGCAAGGGCGGCAGCTCCAGTTCCCGAACCCCTACCGAACAGCCTGATGATCTGCAATCTGTAGCGAAGGCAAAAATCCTCGTTGCGCTTGGGGAAGGGGAGTTTTCAGGGCAGCTAACCGGCAAAAATATCTACCTGGACGGAACGGCGCTGCAGAACTCCGACGGCTCCCAAAACTTTAGCGGCGTGACGTGGGAGTTTCGCGCAGGAACGCAGGCGCAAAATTACATCCAGGGCATTCCCGGTACCGAAAACGAAATCAGCGTAGGTACCGAAGTATCCAGCACTACAGCCTGGACGCGCACATTCACCAACACGCAGCTTTCAGCGGTTCGCTTGCGTCTGAAATGGCCGTCACTCTTTAAACAGGAAAACGACGGTGATCTAGTCGGCTACTCAATAAACTATGCTATCGACCTGCAGACTGACGGCGGTATCTGGCATACGGTACTCAATACCAGTGTGACCGGGAAAACGACATCAGGTTACGAGCGCAGCCACCGAATTGATTTACCACAGGCGGGCAGCACCTGGACAATCAGACTGCGTAAGATTACAGCCGATGCCAATAGTGCGAAGATCGGCGACACGATGACTCTGCAGAGCTTCACTGAGGTGATCGACGCCAAACTGCGCTACCCGAACACAGCATTGCTTTATATTGAGTTTGATTCAAGCCAGTTCAACGGCTCTATCCCGCAGATCTCATGCGAGCCACGCGGGCGCGTTATTCGCGTTCCTGATAACTACGATCCTGAAACCAGAACCTACTTAGGCACATGGACCGGGGCGTTTAAATGGGCATGGACCGATAACCCGGCGTGGATTTTTTACGACTTGGTGGTTTCTGACCGCTTCGGACTTGGTCACCGGCTCAGCGCGGCAAATATCGATAAATGGACGCTGTATCAGGTAGCTCAGTATTGTGATCAGAGAGTTCCTGACGGAAAGGGTGGCAGCGGTACCGAACCACGGTATACCTGCAACGTGTACATTCAGGACCGGAACGACGCCTACACAGTCCTGCGTGATTTTGCCGCTATCTTCCGGGGCATGACCTACTGGGGAGGCAATCAAATTGTTGCTCTGGCTGATATGCCTCGTGATGTTGATTACAGCTACACGCGTGCAAACGTTATTGATGGTCGCTTCACCTATTCGAGCAGCACCACGAAAAGCCGATACACTACTGCGCTGGTATCATGGTCCGATCCAGATAATGCCTACGCCGACGCTATGGAGCCGGTATTTGAGCAGTCGCTGGTTGCGCGGTACGGTTTTAACCAACTGGAAATGACCGCCATCGGCTGCACCAGGCAGTCAGAGGCAAACCGAAAGGGGCGCTGGGGTATTCTCACCAACAATAAGGATCGCGTTGTTTCGTTTGATGTCGGCCTGGACGGAAACATACCACAGCCAGGCTACATCATCGCCGTGGCTGACGAACTGCTGTCAGGAAAGGTAATGGGTGGCCGCATCAGCGAAGTTAACGGTCGCGTTATCAGGCTTGATCGTGTTCCTGATGCGACTGCAGGTGATCGCCTTATTCTGAACCTTCCATCTGGAGCTTCGCAGAGCCGAACCATTCAGGCGGTAAACGGTGAGTCGGTAACTGTCACAACCACGTACAGTGAGACGCCACAGCCTGAAGCAGTTTGGCTGGTGGAATCAAACGAGCTCTACGCGCAACAGTACCGCGTTGTCAGTGTGAGCGATAACAATAATGGTACCTTCTCAATCACTGCGGCATTTCATGACCCTGACAAATACGCCAGAATTGATACCGGCGCGATTATCGATCAGCGGCCGATAAGTGTTATTCCGCCTGGAAACCAGTCCGCACCAGCCAACATCGTGATCAGCTCGTTTTCTGTGGTTCAGCAGAATATCAGCGTCGAAACCATGCGCGTAAGCTGGGATCAGGCAAAAAATGCCATCGCCTATGAGGCACAGTGGCGCCGTAACGACGGGAACTGGGTGAACATGCCGCGCAGCTCGACTACGTCATTCGATGTTCCGGGCATTTATGCAGGGCGTTACCTGGTGCGCGTGCGCGCCATCAATGCTGCCGAAATATCATCAGGATGGGGGTATTCAGAAGAGAAGGCGCTGACAGGCAAAGTAGGCAACCCTCCGAAGCCTGTGGGATTCATGGCCACTGGCATTAACTGGGGTATTCGTCTGAACTGGGGATTCCCGGCAAACACCGGCGATACGCTAAAAACAGAAATCCAGTACACAGCCAACAGTGACTTTTCAGATCCGCTACTTCTGTCAGACGTGCCTTACCCATCTGCTGAATATACTCAGCTTGGACTGAGGGCGGGGCAGGAATTCTGGTACCGCGCACAGCTGGTGGACAAAACAGGAAATGAATCAGGCTATACCGACTGGATTCGCGGCATGTCTAACGATAACGCCGATGACTATCTGGGTGATATCGCCGATGACTTCCTTAGTTCTGCCGATGGCGATCGGCTTACAAGCGACATCGATACAGATTTGGAGGCTGCACTTCAAAACGCTCTGGCGAACCACGCTACGGTTGATCACCAGTGGGCGCAGTATGGTGAGGTCCGTGCTGAAATCCTCATTGTCAGAACGACAATAGCCGAAGTCGATAAAGCTATGGCTGAACTCTCCACGACTGTACAGGCGCAAATTGAGGACGTCACGGCAACGCTTGAAGATAAGCTGACTGCTGTTGTTGATGCGGACGGCGCCACGGCGATTTATACCCTGAAGGCAGGGGTTCGCATCAACGATGTGATGTATAACGC